CCCCTACCCCCACCCACGGGAGCGGCGTTCCCTCAATAACATCCATATATATCCCCTCCCTAATTTTATAAAATTTTACCCCTATTCCCAAAAATGACACTATGACACACGACATAAATCGAACCGCAAATTGCATAGAGCGACTTAAAGAGACAATAGCGATAGCAGACAGAAACGACTACGAAATGGTCGGCATAGAGACGCACGTACTAAAGAAACTGCTACTAAAACTACGAGGCTATGAAACAGCGGTAAAGTACTTAAGAGCCAACAATAAAAAGATATTAAGAGAGATAAGCTACTTACGGAATAGATATGACAAAGAAACGATAGACAAAGTACTAGAAATAATAGAGGAACTGACATGAGTAAATACAAAGCGAGTAAATGTGAATATAACGGAATAAAGTTCGACTCAAAGAAAGAGCGAGACCGATACATCTTCCTAAAAGGAATGGAAGAGAACGGAAAGATAAGCAATCTCGAATTACAGAAAGCCTTTGTACTGATACCGGTGCAGAGAGAAAAAAGCACTATAAACTCAAAAGGCAAAGAGGTATTAGGCAAAGTAAAGGAGCGAGACTGTAAGTACATAGCGGACTTTTGCTATGAATGTAACGGAGAAACGATAGTAGAGGATGTAAAAGGCTATCGGCAAGGTGGAGCATACTCCGTATTCACGATAAAGCGGAAACTGATGTTGTATTTACACGGAATAGAGGTACACGAAGTATGATTGGATATGCACTAGAGATATTATTTGTTGGAATGATAAGTTACGTGGCATTATGCCTCATGAACTTATAAAGGTTTTTTCATTTTTTTTCCAATCTCTCCCTGTTATACGTGGCAGGGAGAGCCTCCTTATCGAAATGGAACGAGAATTTTTAGAGAATTACTTATTACTAGACAAAACGATAAAGCGTTGTGAGAAGAAGCTCAAATACTACTTAGACCACCCCGTAAAGACTGTATCGGGAACAGTAATGAGTAGTATGCGTGAGTTTCCTTATTGTCTTACGCACTTAACGATATCCGCCTCAGATAATCCGAAGGTAGAAGAGAGACGAAACGAACTGATTAAGCAGCTTATGTTAGAGATAGTCTCCAACCTAAAGAAATACGAGGAACAACGCATATACGTAGACCTATTCCTTGAGGAAATAGACGATTTAGAGATAAAGGAGATACTGAACCTAAAATATATCGACGGAATGACTCACGAGCAGATAGGCGAAGTAATGGGCTATGACCAATCAAGCATAAGTAAGAAGATAGACGCGTACTTTCACAAAATTCACGAAGGATAAATGGTATATTAGTAACGTGGAAGTGAATCGAGTGATTGCACTTCCTTTTTTGTAAACGAAATGGATACAAGAATAAGCAAGATACGAGAAGAAGAACGTAAGCTATGTATAAGCGACATTGACTACTACATAGACAACTACGGGCATATAGAGGATAAAGACGCAGAAGAGACGATACAGCCTTTTAAGTTATGGAAAGAGCAACGTGAAGCACTTCATTCGATAATGAAGCATAAGCTAAACATCATCTTAAAAGCGCGACAGTTAGGCTTCTCGTGGCTTGTGCTACATATAGCCTCACATACCCTTATACAAGAGGGTAAGACAGTAATCGGACTATCTAAGACCGAGGAAGAGGCTAAAGAATTAGTACGAAGATTAGGTGTCATATTTAGAAATATGCCTGCCTTAATCGCTGAAAAGAACTTTGCTCCTGAGAATTGGAGCGGAATGGTATTTGACGAGTTAACGTTATCCTTAACCATAACCTTTCCTAACGGAAGAGAGAGTGTGTTTAAGGCTTTACCTAGTTCAGAGAGTGCCGGACGTTCATTTACTGCTAACCTAATCGTATTTGACGAATGGGCTTTCCAGCAGTTTGCCGAAGAAATATGGAAATCTGGTTTTCCGACTATAAACCGACCTACGGGTGGTAAAGTAATCGGACTTTCTACTATAAAACGAGGCTCATTATTCGAGGAACTCTTCACGGATAATGACAACGGCTTTAATAAGATATTCATTCCTTGGTACGCTGACCCACGAAGAGACGACGAATGGTATCAAAAGACCAAGAGAGCATTAGGCGACTTAATAACCGAGGAATATCCGGCTACTATTGAGGAAGCCTTAACTGTTCCCGGTGGCGCATACTTCCCCGAAGTAAAAAGAGCCACTCACGAAACAAAGAAAGAACTAGAGGGAGCTACTAGGAAATACGTCTGTCTTGACTACGGACTTGATATGTTAGCTGCTATATGGATAAACGTTGATGTACACGGAAACGCACAAGCGTATAGGGAGTGTGGATATCCCGATTTAACCGCTTCACAAGCCTGTGAAATGCTATTAAAGATAACGGGTGATGAGCATATTTCCTTATGGCTTGCACCGCCCGACTTATGGAGCAGACGTCAAGAGACCGGAAAATCGGTATATCAGATATTCCTTGACTCGGGTATAAGCCTAACGAAAACCAATAACGATATGTTCTCAGGTTGTATGGGAATGAAAGAGTGGCTACAGGTACGAGACGACGGAAAGCCGTATTTGACGTTTTTAGAGGGTTGTTGTGATAGGACAATAAAATGTCTACAAAAACTCCAAAAGGACAAAAATAAGCCTTCTATCTACTCAAAAATGCCACACGATATAACGCACCACCCAGATGCCCTTAAATGTTTTTGTGTGTGGTGGGTAAAAACCCCTCACGGACTAGAGGAAAAAGGCAGAAAGAAGTGGAATGCTTCAATGTGGGAAGATTACAAAAATGCTTCACCCGAAGATAGAAAGTATTTAATCACCAAATGGGGAGAACCTATTAAATGAAGGTAAGAAAACTTATGAATAAGGTAATCAATAAGGTGTTAATGCCGGAAGAGAACAAGAAAATAAAGGAATGGAACGTAAAACTTGAACGCGCAAGGCTTGCGTATTCATCTACTTTAGAGGGAATAAATACCAACGAGAAGATTTATAATCGAAGCCGAGAAGTAAAGGGCAATCCAAACGCGAATGTTACACCTACAAAGGTAGCCAATCATACTATCGGTGTTGCCTACGAACTTATTGAGTCGCAGGTAGACAATTCAGTTCCTATGCCTAAAGTAATACCTGTACACGAAGAGGATGAAGAGGTAGCTAAGACCATTGAAAAAGCCTTAATCAATATGATTAAGACTAGAAGGCTATATATCATTAACGATTTAATGGAAAGAACTGTACCGATACAAGGTGGCGACTTCTTTCACGTTGAATGGGATAACTCTTTAGGTTATCACTCAAACTTAGGTGATGTTCGTATCTCCGAGAGACATCCTAGACAGGTTATTCCTCAACCTGGAGTAACTGAAATTGAGAAAATGGACTATATTTTCATACTTACTTCTCAAACAAAGGACTTTGTAAAGAAAAAGTACGGAAAAGACGTAAGCGACGCAGAAGAAGAGTATAAAGATATACGAAATGACGACACAAACAACGTAGAAACCGACTTAGTAACTGTTAATCACGTATACTATCGTAACGGAAACGGCGGTATAGGTCTTTATGTATGGTGCGACGACATAGAATTACTTGACCTTAAGGACTATCAGGCACGAAAGATACGTAAGTGTCCTAAATGTGGCTATACTACCAACGAAAAAGAGTGTCCTGAGTGTGGAGCAAAGACTGAGGAAACCGAAGATAAGAACTATGTCTTTGATGTACCTGTACTTGACCCGATAAGCGGAGCGGTAATAGGCACTGAAAAAGCCGAAATCGAATACTATAAGCCGAATGAGATACCTGTTATCTTACGAAGAAACGTATCTAAGCACGGCTCTTTCCTTGGTTCGTCTGACGTAGACGTAATCAGTGACCAACAGGATATGATTAACAAACTTGGTAGCAAGGTATCAGAGAAACTCTTAAAGGGTGGCTCTATCTGTTATCTCCCGGATGATGTAGGTATTGAAACTACTGACGAAGAACTTAAGGTAGTACGTATTAAAACACCTAACCAAGTATCTATGATGGGAGTTTTGAATTTACAGGTAAACGTAAGCCAAGACTTAAACTTTATGGCGCAGGAATATAACTACGCAAAGTCTACTTTAGGTATTACGGATTCATACCAAGGTAAATACGACAGTTCTGCTACGTCTGGAACGGCAAAACAGTATTCAATCAATCAGGCTGCCGGTCGTCTTGAGTCAAAAAGAATAATGAAGAATGACGCATACTCAAGGTTGTATGAACTTATCTTCAAGTTTTGGCTTGCGTATTCCGACGAACCAATGCCTATAAGCGGTACAGGATTAAATAACACACTAGAGTATGCGGAGCTTGATAAGAAATCATTCCTTAAGAAAGATAACGCAGGTATGTGGTATTGGAATGATGAGTTTATCTTTGAGATTGATTCAACATCAACACTTATGGCAAATAGAGAGGCTATGTGGGCTCAAGCAGACCAAATGTTGCAAAGTGGTGCGTTCGGCCCTCTAGGTTCTACCGATACACAGTTGCTCTATTGGACGTTTAAGAGTAAAAACAACTATCCAAACGCAGGAGAGATACTTAAACAGGTTCAACTTAAGAAGAAACAGGAAGAGGAACAAGCGCAAGTAATGGCTCAAATGCAACAGGAAGGAGTGCAAGGTAATGAAATGTCCACTATGTAACACGGAAGCGTTTATTAAGGCTTCTAGGTACGTTGTTGAGGGTGATAAAAGCGATACAGAAGAGACTAAACTCTTTGTTGAGCAAGATATGGAGTGCAGAAACAAGAAATGTAGTAATTACGGCACAATAATTCATACCTTTAAGAACCCGATAAAAATAAGTCAGTAAAAGCAATAGCTTTTATATATTCGCAGTTAAAAGCGCAAAAATACAAAGGAGAATACAATTATGGATTACGAGAACGAAGTAATGGAAACAGAAGTTGATGAAAGCGTAGAAGAGGAAGTCGCTGACCTCGAAGAGACCGAAGAAACAGAAGTTACTGAGGAAACAGGCGAAAAAGAAGAGCAGGAAGTCGCCGAACCTACTCAGACAAAGGAGCAGAACGCACAGTTTGCCAATATGCGCCGTAGGGCAGAAGCAGAGGCACAGAGAAAATTCGACAAGCGTATAGCTGATATGTGTAGCGGTGTGGTTCACCCAATCACAGGAAAGCCAATAACAACACTTGACGAGTATCAGGACGCGTTAAATGCTCAAAATCGCATTCAGGCAGAAAGAGAACTGAATGAGAAAGGAATTGATATATCTGTATTAGATGAGTATGTCAATTCAAGTCCTGTACTCGCACAGGCTAGGCAGATTGTCGAGCAGTACGCAAACGTACAGGTAGAAGCACAGCTTAAAGAGGACTTTGAAGCATTAAAGGCAATTAACCCAGACCTTAAGACCTATGATGACATTGAAAACATTCAGGACGTTGTATTGAAGGTAAGTCAGGGATATAGCCTAGTAGATGCCTATAAGATAGTCAACTTTGACGTGCTTATGACTAAAGGCACAAAGAGTGCTAAACAGTCAGCAATCAATC